GTAAGGAACCACGCGCTAGGAGAATTGAGCCACGGCACTTCGAGGTTCTTATAATCCTCTGGCAATAACGAGTTGATCGTATTGTCAGAAGTATAAGGTTTACCCGGTGAACCGAGAATCTCACGAACCAGGAACCGAAGTTCAGGAGGAGTAACCAGATTTTCCCACTTAAAACCGATAGGAAATCCAGTATTATCAATCATACGCGCAGCATGATTTGTAGCGAGCTGAAGTCCAGCAACGCTAAAATCAATATCTACTGACGGACGATTAGGATAAGTCCCAGGAGCACTGATAACCCCTGCAACACCAGGAGCGATCTGTGTAGCCTGAGCACCCCACAAAAGAGCATGTTGGTTGTAGAAAAGAGGATTGCCGTCAAATGTAGTAATCGCGGAAGTAAATCCGAGATTAAATACATTCCATGCAATCATTTCCTGTGTGAAGGCTGCGGAACGCCCAAGAAGCTGCGGTCCTTTCTTGACCAATCCGTACTTATCGTCTTCCCAGAGTTCTTTAGAAGTACGAATACCAAGTGAATAGGTCAAGTGTGTAACACGCTTGGAAGCGCCTTGCTTCATCTCAGTATAATACGTCGATGAGTTCTCAGGTTTTTCAAGAAGCTGCTGCACACCAGCCATTTCCAAATCCTGTTCGTACTCAGAATCTGAATCAGCTTCATTAAAAACCTTTGGAAAATCCGAGGACTTAAGCTGATACTCAAAACTATCAAACCAAATCTTCTTAAGTCCCGCCTGCATTAGTTGCGGATACTTCGCTCGTACTTGGGGCATTTATTGACTCCTTGTTAGATTACCTGCACAGCAGCGGCTAAGAAGAGAAAAGTAACAGGCGCATTCAAGTAAGAACCATCGGGCAAACCGACTACTTGAAGCACAGCAGCAGCTCCAGTCTTTCCCTTATCGACATACCAAAAACCATTAGCATCTTTGGTAAGTCCATAATTAACTCCAATATCAGTCTGTACCGGAGTCCAATCTGCTGCAACCGCACCAGCAGAATTATCAAACAATGCCTGAAACACATTGTCTGAGTTAGGCTCCATGTACAAAGTACGTCCATCCGACATTGGAGTAGCAAGTGCGATATTCACACCGAGCGGCTGGTTAGGAACCGAGCCGTAGGTCTGAATAACCTGCGCACCAGTAATTTGCCCAAACGGTGGTGTAGGAGCGCCCAAGCCATTAGAAGACAAGTTAAGACCAAACGACTCAGCTACTCCAAGAATACCCGCAGCTACAGTAGCACCATCCCACTCTTGTACATAACCTGCATTAAGTTGTACAGGCGATCCAAATTGAAAAGTCTGCCCCGCCTTTTCTGGTTGGGCACTGGTATATGGCGTGGTATTCGCCTTATTCAGTACCTGTAGAATCGGCAGATGCGTTGTAAGATTCGCTCCAGCCATATACTGATCCTTCCTTCTAAAATCTATACTACGTTAGTGTTATAATCCTAAACCTGAGCCTCATAAAAGCCCATGCCAGGATCAAGTTGAATTTCATCATCAGGTGTAAATCTACTACGAGGTGGTTTACTAACAGTCGAGAGTTGCTTCATAGAAATCTCAAACGCCTTGCGACGTTTAGAGAGAATAATGCGTTTGTGAACACGCATACAAACTGTATCAGCATATTCATAAGTACCTTCGCTCGACCATATAAGAGGTACTTGAAAATCAGGATGCACATGCTCTTTTTTAAGAATCTCATATCCTTCAGCAAGTAGCGCTCCAAGTCTACGCTGGTCTTTATTAGCCCATACGCAGACATACTCTTGGTCTTTCAACTTCATATTCATATAATCAGGAATATCATGGTCGATTACAGGAATATAAACATCAGATTTATAAGCATCTGCTTCAGTAAGTTTTGACCAATCAGGTTCTTTAGGCTTCACTGCTTCAGTACGTTCTGCTTGGCGTTTCTGAAGTACCTCCATAATCTTAGCTTCAAGATTATCCGGCTTTACTCCTGCCGCAGCTACGGTCTGGGCAATCTTTGAAACTGTATCATTTGTTTCTTTATGATTAATTTCTGGCATTTCTCTGCTCCTTAAACATATCCGATGCCTTCTTCATCCAGCATCTTTGCATATTCTTCAGGCTTAAATCCAAGTCCCTTAGCAATCTTACGAATGTCGTCAGTAATAACTGTTTGCTTCTTCTCAGCAGTACCAGTATCACCAGCAGCCCCGCTAGAAGTACTTCGACCACTTCCCTCAGAAGCAGCAAACCTATCCTTAAGCTTACCTTCTACAATCTCATCATGATGCCTTCCCACTACAGTAAGATAAGCATTTTCAACTACAGAAGGATCATTCCGCGAAGTAATAGGTTGGCCAGCAATAAGTTTATCAACTTCACTCTTAATGTCTCCATGATAATACTTAAACTTCTTAGAGTCTTCAAAAACTTCACGTCTTAGATTATCTGCGCGAAGAATAAGAAGTGCTTGCTGAGTAGGCTGAAGTGCCATACTCATAGCTTTCTTAGGATCAGTAAGCATCAAATCTTCAAACTCAGCTTCAGTATCTTGCTGCTGCTGTTGCTGCTGCTGTCTCTGAGTTTTCTGCTTCTCTGCTTCCCTATCAGCCTTGAAAGCATCGATGAACTCATTGATCTTATCAAGTCCAGAAAGCTTTTCTTTGATCGCAGGAAGTTCTTCAGCAGCCTTAGCTGCCTTATCCATACGTTCTTGATCCTCTTGAGAGAATGCAAGTTCTTCTGTGCCATCTTCTTTCTGCTTTTTTTGCCAGCTAAACAATGCCATTAGATTGAACCTCCTTCCTGTGAGTTCTTAAAGGCTACTATTTTATTTTGCTGTTTCTCTTGAAGCACTTCATGCTCTTTGATTGCTCTAGGAAGATTCTCAAACAAGTAAGCTAGATTATACTGTGTCCTAAGAACCCCAATTCTTGTCTTGCAATCTTCTCCAGTTTGTTTAAGATCAAAACCTCTAAGTCCATCCACTGCTTCGTCCTTCAACTTACTGAGGAACGCCACCACCGGACGGAACTCCTCCGACGCCCATTGATCCGCTAGGGACTGTCGATACGGAATTAGGTCTAAGATGCTGTTGATTTGCATTAGCTGCCTGCTCCTGTTGCGCTTGCTGCGCTTGCGCGGTTTCGATAATATGACTGACATCAGGAACGATAACATCCACATTATCCTTGTTAAATGCTCGAAGCAGATTTACCATCATGGATCTGCTCCCAAGAAGAACATCCATATAATACTTCTGAAGCGTAGGAGGAATATTCGGTGTATTGATTGCTTGGATCATCTGCGCTTCTTGCTGATAGAATGCATTTACTTGCTGCGTTAGCATCACATCACTCTGACGCTCAAGTTCTTTATTCATCATAGCAGAAGATGGCCGGAGTCTAAGTCCAAGTTGCCCTGCTTTGAATAAGTCTAAAGCCTTAGCAAGTTTCTCTGCATTAGAACCATACTTTCTAAGTTTATCTCCAATTCCAAAATGCGAGTACATTGTAAGAAACTTAAGTCCAAGTTTAACATGTGCTGAGCGCATATCCGAAGTGCGAAGGTTGTTACGATTATTCTGCTGGGCCATTACCATTGAAGTTCCAGCGGCACTATAGATTCCTCGTTTTGGATTTACAATGCCTCCACCAGTACCACCCATCGAGGGATCTACACCAGCTCGCTCTTTAGAAATAGCAAGATGAAACTGATCAGGAGCATCAGAGTATCCTAGATCAGCTCCTGTCTTAATATACTCAAGCTCACCTTGTCTCGCTGGAATTCCTACCCCAGGAAACATATCAAGCATCGAACCTAGTTTACTTTCAGGATCAATTCTCCAAGCTCCAAGCATTGCATAGTTACGATTATTTGTTCTCCAATTGTTATTATTTGAAACTTCCTTTTGTGCCATATGCAGCATCTCAGCAAAACCCATGCCAAGAAAACTCTCATCATCATAAGCTAGACGACATGTTTCATATGGAAGCATGTTCTTTGGATACCGATTAAACACAATCCAAAGAATAGTCTTACTCCGCATATGATAAGAAGCTTCAAAAGAATACTCCATCCCTCCGAGGTAAAACTTAAACCAAAGTTTATAAATATACCATCTAGCTGCCCCATCATCTACACCAGCCGCATCGAAGCCCTTGGATTCTACAAGTTCTCTTTCCATCTCAGTATCCTGAATCGCGTCAGGATTTTGCTTGATTGCTTCAATATCCGCTTCCTTATAATAAGGATTCTTAGATGGAAGATCGAGAAGTTCCCAGTAATCATACTTTTCAATATGTCCAAAGAACTTCATATCCTCAAGCCGTGGAATTTCAGGCTCAAAGATAAAACGATTCAATGGAATAAAAATAGGCCGCGGGCCGTCAAAAGCTACGTATTCTTCATCGTGCGATTTAACTGCTGAACTATCATCCAAACCACCGCTATCATAAATTCGCTGGACTTTCTTCTGATATTCATACGGAGTATAGATAACTCCAGTCCCGTATTTAGTAGCAGAATGGAAAAATGCTTGCTCGGTCTGATAGAGATTAAGTTCTTCTGGCGAATACGCCATGTCCATTAAGAAATTCTGAACTTGAAGTTTTAAGTCCTCGCCGTCCTTTGAAGGTGTATCTCCACTAAGAGTAGTAGACCATAAAGGATCAAACATCCAAATTCCACCCATAATGCGAGCAAGAAGTTCGTCACTATAAGTAGCAATAATAGGTATAACAAGATTAGCCGCACCAGGCCACGGCCAATCGACATTTTCTGTTTTAGGTCTTGCTTTATAAAGTCTAACATATTCTGGTAACTTCTGGCTTCTAAAATTTTCCAACCGCCGATCTAAATGCTCGCACTTTTTCTTTA